TACAGCTTCTGTACAGTCCTGATAGGGTGCTTGCTGATAAGTATGATCGGAGTGTGGTAAGAAAGAAACACCTGACATTTCATCAAAGTGTTTGAATACAAACGCACCTACTTCCATCCATTCTTCATCACGCACTGATACAGTAACAGAAGGTTTATGTTCACACCAATGTCTCTGATAGAGAAGCCACATCTCTAGCTGTTCAATAGCTGTCATGTCGTTTCTAACTACAGACTTCTTAGGTGACTTCATCGGAAAACTAAAAACTGTCTGTGTATCAGGCTTCATGAAGTCAGCTTCACTTGGTATACCACTATCCTTCATGAAGTTAGTAAGAGGATCTTTATTATCGC